ACAACTTAAAATCGTTAAGGATGGATGCTACCTTCGACCAGACTGGAGGCCTTAAACGCCTTCTCGAAATCGGCCGGGGGAGACCCATGTATTCCTTTGATCTTTCAGCTGCTACGGACAGATTGCCGGTGTTCCTTCAGGAACAAATCCTTTCAACCCTAGGGTTGTCATGGGCAGCTTCCTGGCGGGCGCTCCTTACAGAGCGTCCGTGGTATCTAGGGCGAAAACCTATTATGTATGCCGTCGGGCAACCGATGGGCGCATACTCTTCTTGGGCTATGCTTGCGCTAACACACCATGTGGTAGTGCAGGTAGCAGCTTCGCGTGTTGGATGGAGCGTAGTCTTCCCATACTACTGTGTTCTCGGTGACGACGTCGTCATCGCCGATAGCAAGGTAGCGGAGGCCTACCGAAGTCTAATGACGGCTTTGGGTGTCCCTATCAACATGAGCAAGTCGCTCGTGTCTGAGAAAGGTTGCCTAGAGTTCGCGAAACGGTGGGTCCACCCTGATTGGGGAGAATTCTCCCCGATTGGGCCTGGACTTATCTTAGTAGTGATAAGAAACTTGCGCTTCATACCTCTACTGGTCAACGAACTAGTTGCTAAGAGCTTTGGCTTTCTTCCGATGCAAATGAAGGATGTCATTTCCCTCTTGAGTCTCCTCCGTCGAAAGACGAAGATAGACCCAATGGTGGTGACTTTACTAGCGATGGGACCCTCAGGAGGGCTCTGGGGTAGTGGCCAGTTAGCGGATCGCTCCGCAGCTTGGATCGCTGCCTACCACAGAAGCATTGCTCCTGACCTGCTGAATCTATATGTATTTCACGCAATTTGCGCGTATACTATAGTGCAGGCACGCCAAGCTGTAGATACAGTCTCGGCGGCGTTACGTGATCTTAAGTCAAATTGGCTTAAGTATCCCGTATTCGGGTGTTCGCTAGTAATGGCGATCCTGTCGGCGCCATTGATGTTGTTGTCACCTGGGCTTTGGGTTCCGCTTTGGCTCCTGGACAAAGGTGTAAACATCTCTGTCTCATGGAGACCAAAAGGCCCTGCCGCGGAAGGGGCAGACCCATTCGAATGGAACGAGCACGCTGCTCGTAACCAAGCGATGAAGGATGTCTCGGAGACCTATATAGGTTCCGTCTCGGCCCTTAATTGGACCGATCGAGCGAAGGTGTTAGACCTATTCGCAACACAAGACTTCTTGATTAAGGAAGTCAAGCGATTAGAGAAGGAAGGTCTTGATACGAGGGGTGGAGACCTGGTGCCCTATTACAGTGGAGCGCTCAGTGAGCGTTCTGATGGTTGCGCTTAACCGCGCCACTGTTGGGATGTCTGCCTGATCTCGCACTGTG